CAAACCCCTTTATATGCCCTTCGTTACGTGCATCTGCTATGTCCTCATCACTATACTGACTTTGTGTATTTTCAATGCCATCGCTAACCAATGTTCCCTGAATTCGGAACAAACAACGCACCAACCCCTTTTTCGAATGCTCGCCTAACGGCTCGCTGCATGCGATGCATATTACCTTTGCAAGTTGGTTATAGCCTACCAATTCCACCTGCCTCCGTCACTGTTCTGATCTTCGCCCATATTTTCTACAAGTTCTATAATCAAACCCTTGAGAGTTTTTTTATGTTCTTCAGGTAGCCAGTCCTCGTGTAACAAGTCTAATAAATCTCTAATAGGACTCTGTGTCAATTATTTCATAGCCTCCGCTGTATTATTATTAAGATCTCCAAGTTGCTGATGACGTTTCCAATGCTGTCCTTTGTATTCTTCCCATGCCCTCCAGCATAACATTGCAACGCCCAATGGTATTCCTATACCAGTTCCTATAAAAAAGAAAGCCAACAAAACATGCCAGTCAAAATACCATTTCTGTTTTTCTTTTACGGTTCTTATGGGTCTGTTATCCATGAGGTACATCCTCCAATACTGGATCATCAAACTCTAATATATCATTACCAAACTTTTTGTTTTCTATAAGTCTACTTACGTGAATTTTTAATGAGTGTATTCTGTTTGCTACACGCATATGATCCATTGCAATTTCTTGCAGTTCCCCAAGGATATATTCATAAGTTTTTTCCATGCAGAACCTATGTCATTCTGGTCTTATAAACGTTTAGATTGGTGACTTGCTATTTTCTGAATGCTCGCCTTCGGCTCGCACTTGTTCTTCATCCATGCTGTCCAAGCACTCAAAACATAGAATTTTAATGTCACCGTTAGGGTGTGGTAGGCTTATAACAGAACCAACATCTTCACCGCAGTAATCACACTTCATGTTTATCTGAGTTCATTTCCTTTTCTTCCGCTATCTTGTCTTCTGCTAAGAATGTTAACTTCCAAAATACTCTTTTATCTTCCATAGGAATGTCAGCAGGTTTGTTTTTACCAAATGCATGTTCAAACCATCTAAAAATTATACTATACTCTTTTGTGTTAAGTTCAACCATGTTTTATTTTCAAATACCGCCTATATAAAGTACTCTATACCACCTGTCTCGCTACAACAGTCCTCCTTACACCTCTAGATAACCAAATCGCATGAATAAACATGACGAGGTATGTAAGGTATGCAAGCTCACACCAATGGTACGAAATACTTATTAATATACTGTTTATAAGTTTTTTATGGGTATATTAGATAGAAAAGAACATACACATGCAGACGGCACTACACACTCACATGAGGGTGGAGATGTACCACATGAGCACGGTTGTACTTGTAAAAGCAACAAAGGTAGAGATATCAACTGTTCTGTAACCGAACATAGTGGTTAGACGTTTTTTTTACATTTTTGGACAAAGTTTATATATGTAAAGTTTAATGAATAAACATGGGTTTTGTAGACCGACTTAAGAGTGCTTTTAGCCTTTCTAACAAAGGATATACCGAATCTACAGTAAGACCTTCTATTTCACAACCATATATGAGCACCGATACAGGTGCCAAATTACCAATATTTCCATTTCCTCTCATTATGATATATGAGTTAGCAGATAACATTGATGCACTTAGAATACCTATTGAAACCATCAATAGAGAGATGTTTAAGAATGGATTTGAGATAACAGAGAGATTTAAGTATAAATGTAATAATTGTAGTAAAGAATTCCAATACAAACCAACAGCAGAGGCTACTCCAGCAGGTATAGTTGAGGATACACCAGAAAGTAAAATAGAACCAATAGTTTGTGATACGTGTGGATCTAAGAATTTGAGAAGACCTGTACCAGAACACAGAAAACAACTTGAGGACTTGATGACAAAAACAATTAATGGTAACGAGCAGAACTTAGAGGATGTTTGTAGACAATTAGAAAGAGATTTAGAGGTAGCAGACAACGCTTACATGTTATTATTGAAAAACTACTTTATAGATGATAGAACAGGTAGAATAGACCAAAGAAGAACTGAAATTAAAGAAATTATACGTGTAGACCCACCACAAGTCGCCATGATTGCAGATAGTGACGGTAGAATTGGCTATGATGATAAAAGAAACAAAGTATATGTATGTCCACGATTTGAACACCGAGATACAAGACTTTCAACTGATAAATGTGATCAGTGTGGTGCTCAAGCATTAAAAGCAGTATGTGAAGTTAATTCTGTTTATTCTATTGGTATTCCACAACCAAAACGTGTTATTTACGGTGAAGGTGAGTTAATTTGGAAGGCTGGTAAGTATAAACCATCACTAGTTTACGGTTACAGTCCAATTTACTCTGTATGGAGTAAGGCAATGTCATTATCTCATATGGATGAGTATGTTAGAAAATACTTTGATAAGATGAGACCACCAAGAGGTATGTTGGTTATTGCTTCTCGTAACTATGAAACATTTAGGAAATCATGGGATGCATTAGAACAAAAAGCAACAGAAGACCCTTACATGATACATCCATTACTTGTAGAACAAGAAAAAGGTGGAAACAACATGGCACAATGGTTAGACTTTACTGGTTCACTAAAAGAACTCGAATTTATTGCAGTTAGACAAGAATTAAGACAGATTATAGGTGCAATTTACGGAGTATTACCACTTTACTACGGTGAAATGGTTGGTGGTTGGTCACAAGAAGGTTTACAAGTTACAATTACAAACAGAGCAGTAAAATGGGGTCAAGATATCCTTTACAAAGCATTTTTCAAGAAATTATCAGAAATGTTTGGTGTAGATGATTGGGATTTGAAATTAAAAACAGGTGAAGAGAATGATAAACTTAGAGAACTACAACAAGATGGTGTTGAAATTAATAACATGCAAGCATTACAAGGTATGGGATTCGAGATTACAAGAACACATCAGGGCGAATATAAGATTAGTAAGGATCCAGTTAACAATCCTATGATGATTGAAGGTAGAGGAAGAGGTAATTCCCTAGGTGAAGCAGAAGAACAACGTCAACAATCACAAGGAGAGCCTGAAAACTCTAGACCATCAGATACTGGTGGAGTTGCACAGGGATTTCCAGCATCAGGAACAGGTACAACTATGAGTAAAAAGAGTTATCCTGACGGAATAACACCAGCAAATTTCACAGTTGTCAAAGATACTTTACAAACAGCAGTTGACTTTGGATGGACAAAGACAAAAACTGTTGATGAATTAAGAAAATCAGCAGGAATGACTGTTAGACAAGCAAGAGAATTAGTAAAGAATGAGTTTGAACAAACAAGGAGGTGGGAAGATGGCGAGAAAGAAGAGTAAAGAAATAAAAGAGACAGTTGACACACCATTTGGACAAGTTCCAATATCTAAAAAAGAGGTAAAAGTTATTGCAGATAACGTAAATACAGCAGTTATACCAAATGTTTACACACCTAATTACAGTTTGATTGATGAAACAATAGAAGAAATCAAAAAAGAATCAAGAAGAAACGGTTGTGATCATTATTCATGTAATAATATCTATATCATACTTCAAGATGCATTGAAAAGGGTGAGATTAGCTGCCAACTGAGTTAGACACAAACAAAGATTCTAATGATTTAACCAAAAAACTTTGGGAAAAACATCAGAAAGACGAATATACTCATGTTGATCATTACAAAGAGGCTATATGCATAAATTGCTTCAAAAGAGATGCAACTTCAGCAACCATATGTGATATTTGTGGTGAATGTGCTGGAAAGCGTGGTAGAGAGCCACTTTTGGCTACTGTAACACATAAAATGTATGGTTTATGCTATTTTTGTGGTAAATATAAGTTTGAAATAGAACAAATCAATGCAAGATTTTGCAGATCATGTCATAGAAGAATAGCAAATGTAACTAAAGAATATAATAAAAAAGGTGGAATGTTTGGCATGGATCCATTTTGGCTTAAGATGAAAAAGAAATTAGGTAAAGATTGGAAGATTTTAATGACAAACGGTACTCAGAATAAAAGATGAGCGTACAAGCATGCCCTAAATGTAAGGCAGTAAAAGGATGGAAGTGGACTTGGGGTAAAAATGATGGTCATTCAAAAGGATTTAGTACATGTAATGGCTGTGGTGCTAAATTTTGATTTGTAATGATGATTTATGGTTCTGGTTTACTAATTGGTTCTTTAATAACTGCTTAATCACTTAATTTTCTTCTTTTTTCAAGTTTATATTTTTCATATTCCTTCAAGTCAGGTGGTGCAAGCAATAATTCAAGTAAAACCTTCAAATCTTCAAGATTTCCGTTAATAATATCTAATTTATCTTCAACGTCACCTAAAAACAAATCTATTTTCATTTTAACACCATGTTAACTCTATCTTGTGTTAAATCATAATATCTATGTTTATAGTCTATTTTACACTTTTTTGTCTTTGGATTTCCGTAATATCGGTCTACTTTCACTTCATACTCTGGTTTTCGTAATTTTTTAGGAAACATTTGTAATTTATTTCTTTTTGGGTCATATGCCAACTTTTCATGTAAAACTAACTTTTCATTACCTTCTTTATACTCATCAAAACTAGTATTTCTAAAATGAACTATAGATCTACCTATAAGTGGTTTTTCTTTTATTTTCTCATATTGTTCAATAATCCATAACACATCATTTGGTTTTAGATACATATCTGTTATTTTGATACAATGTGCCTCTTCATTTAATTGTTGACCATATAGTTTTTTTAATTCTTCCTCATTCTCATAAAGATAAAATGCTGTACCCATAATAAAATTTATGGAAATACTTATTAATAAATGCTTGCAAGCAAAGTATGGTTAAAATGCCATCTGAACGAAAGACAAAACGACATTACGTGAAGAAGAAACGATGTAAATGTGGTTCGTTCAAATATGGATATAAGAAAGAATCATCAAGAATATATGTCTGTTTTAAGTGTGGAAAATTTGACTCATCTGGTATATTTAGAGATGAAGTTATTCAAGCATTTGTGACACAACCTGAAATTTTTCTACATCTTATGAAGACAAACTTCATAAAACCAATAGAGTAATTTAAATACTCCATATTTAAGTATAATTATGGAACAGGAAATAACAAGAGGAATAGCAAGAATAGCAGGTAATTTTGGCATATCCTTCTTTTCACCATTAGTGGGAGGAAACGTGGCAGAATCAATTTATGACGTAGGATTAACATTTGAGATGAGTATTATGATAGCAGCAATATCCGCTCTATTCGTAACTGGTCTATCAATATCTAAAGAAGCAGCAGAATGGGGTAAGAATAATGGTAAAAAAAAGCGTAAGTAAGAAAAAGAAATCATGTAAATGGGTGAAGCAAGCACTCGATTACGTCACTTTATTATAAGGTTTACGAATAAAAGGTTCACATAAGTTTATATAGCCGATAGTTTTCAGCATTACATGGTCGATCCAGTATTGATAACTGTTGTAGCAGCAATTATCGGAGCAGGATTGAACACTTTGAGAGGATACCTACACAGTGAGGAAACTTACTCTGCAAGGAAACTAGCAGGTGCTCTAATCATCTC